TTATGTCGCGGTGGTTTCATCGCACCGGGGCAGCCAGTCGGCGTTGCTTTCCTCCCTGAGCGCAAGGTTCGTCTGTATCCCCTGATTTGTTCGTCGCTTACCGTAATTCAGCCCGTACTCTTTCAGCATCGATGACAGTCCTTTGCCGAACATGGTCAGGCTGAGTGTGTTCTTGTAGCCGTGCGCCTCCATGTAGACCAGATAGGCGTGATACAGGTACAGGCGCGGCTGTCGCGGGATGATATTCGCATTCCCCATATACATACCGTCAGGCTCGGGCAGTGCCTCCAGATAGCCACAAAAATCGAATGTCGGGTCAGCGTCGCGCTTGATGCTGAGTGCCTCGTCGGAGTTCTGCTGCGACTGGAGCAGTGTGCGCGCGGTCATCGGGTCGCTGAACGTCTGCATGAGCTGGCGCACGATGACGGCCAGCTCCCGGGCGATTTTATCTTTCAGCTTCGGGTCACGCTCTTCCGGGGCAATCTGTTCCGGGAAGTGCATTATCACCCGGCGACGGGACACCCCGCCGCTGCGGTCGGTGAAGCGCATCGGGTTATTGTTCACGGCCAGTATCACCGCCGGAATATGGGTGGAGTATGCATCGCGGTATTTCGGGTCGACGGAGACCGCATCGCCGCCGGTGATGGCCTTGAGTCCTGCCCCGTCACCGCTCCATTTCTCCTGGTCAGGCAGACGTATCAGCGAGAAGCCAATCAGCGCCGCGCGTTCGCGGGGGGATTCCAGCGTCTCGATAGTCGCCGACGTGGCGTTATCTTCCCCGGCGAGCATGGTCGCAATTTCGGCCAGAATACTTTTCCCGCTGCCGCCGGGACCGGTCACTTCGAGGAAGAGCTGCCAGTCGTAACGGTTCGCCAGCACCATAAACAGCGCGGCGAGTATCACGTCACGTTTATCGGCACGCGAACCGGCGGCGCGGTCGAGCCAGCGCCAGAAATTCGGCGCGTGCGTCTCCAGCGTTTCCCCCTCCACCGGCGGGGTGAAATCCACGTCACACAGGGTGCGCAGCCAGTGCGTTTTGCTGTGCGGGCTGAATATACCGCTTTTGGTATCGAGCACCCCGTTGCGAAAACCAATCAGCCGCCGTGGCGGGGCGTCCTGCTGGGGAATAATCAGTTTCAGGGTGTCCACCACCGAGGCAATTTTTCCCGATGAGAACGGGGCGCGCAGACGCTGAAACAGCCCGGCCACGTCGCGCGCAAAGTCCGACGGCGGAATGATTTTCCATATGCCCGCCTCATAACGGGACAGGAGCTGGCCGTTCGCATCCACCGCCAGCGCTTCGCCGTAATGCTCATGCACCCGCATGGCTTTCTCACTGGTGCTCATGGCGGTAAACTCCGCCTCGCTCATGGTAGAGAAAGGGCTGTCAGCCGGTGGCCGGATGGCGTCATACATGGCTTTACGCGTGGCCTCCCCGCCGTGCTGTGTATACGCATCATTCCAGTCACCGAACACCGGCGGCAGGGCGACCACGCCCTCACAGGCTTCTGCGGCCGCAGACGCTTTGGTCTGGCCGTCGCCGCTGAGGTCACGGTCGGCGGCCAGCACAATCCGGCAGGCCGGGTATGTGTGACGGGCAAGGCTCGCCAGAGAAAGGAGGTTCACCGACGACAGCGCCACCATGACGGTTTCGCCGGTCAGGTGATGCACGGTGAGCGCGGTCGCGTAGCCCTCCGCTATCCACAGCCGCTTTCCCGCCTCTTTTTTTCCGTCGAGAATATGACATGCCCCTTTTACCTGACCGCCTTTCAGGGTGCGCTTGAGACCGTCCGCGTTAATGAGCTGGACGTTAACCAGTGCGCCGCTATCATCATAAAGCGGGACAACCACATCCCCGGCGCGGTACGTCACACCGCCGGTTTTGTGCAGGGCGGTGAGCGTCAGGCATTCCCGGCCGGGGAAGCCCTTGCGGGTGAGGTAGGCGTTGCCGGTGACCGGTCGGGCTTTCTCCGTCAGTTTTACGGCCAGCGCGGCCGCCGCTTTGCGGTCTGCCTCTGTTTCAGCGTCTGCGGCCGCAGTCACCGCCGGGGAAACCGGCGGCAGGTTGCCGGTCACGGCGTTCACCTTCCCGGCGGCCTCTGACGGGGTCACGCCGAACACTTTTTCTACCAGCTTAAGCCCGTCACCCGCGCCGCACTGATTGCAGAACCACGTCCCGCGTCCCTCTTTATCATCAAAGCGAAAGCGGTCGGAGCCGCCACACACCGGACAGGCCTGATGGCGGTTTTTGATGACCGTTACACCCAGCGCAGGGAGAATGCGCGGCCAGTGGCCGCACGCCTGTTTTACGGTGTCCGTTACGTTCATTTTCATCGTTATTTTCTCCCTCAGTGCAGTACCGGTGCGGTGATATGGCGGGCGCAGAGTTCATCCATCACGGCCAGCCCGAGAAAGGACAGCGACGGGGCGGCCTTGAGTGGTCCGGCTTCCATTAAATCTTCGAGCAGGGCACAGGCAATCTGGCGGCCTTTTTCCTCGCCGTGCTGGCGCAGGTAGAAGCCCTCCAGCTCGGTCGCAATGGCGCTTTCCAGCGTACTGAGCGTGAGCTGCGGGTAGCGGTGCTGACTTTCGCACAGGGTCAGCCAGGCACAGGCGACCGCACGGCGATAGAGCGCGGCGCGTAAGACGGGCGTTAATGGCTTTTTCATACGTTGCCCTCCCCGGTCAGCCAGCGCTGATTACAGCGGTCGACCACGCCGTCGAGCCGGGCAGTCATGAGGTAAATCACCGAGGTGAGCTGTAGTTGCTGCGCCGGGTTGTGGCGCAAAGAGGTGCAGTCCTGCACCTGCATCAGGTCGCCGACGAGCTGGCCGACGTTGCGCATATGTTCGAGACATTCAAGGTCTGCCCGGCTGATGATGGGCTGGTTTGTATTCTGCGGCCGTTCCGTACTGTTAACAGGCATTATTTCGTCTCCTGAGGACGTGCGTATCCCTGCGCAGATACGCACATTTTATTTTTGGGTGTCGTTTTTAATTACAGATAATGGCGGTAGCTGTTATCCGGTTTTATTTCCGTTTCCGGTCTGAAATTATTCCGCCATTTATGCGCCACCGGCGCCGGACGTTTAACCGGGGGAATATCGTCAGGATAGTTATCGATATTCCGCGCCCGGTATTGCTGTAATGCCGGGTCGGCCGCTATTTCGCGTAATACGGCGTGGCGGTTTTCAGGGTTACGTTTAAATACGTCGGGATGCTCACAGGTAAAGTCCCGCAAAAAACGACCGAGCGGAATTTCTGCCATGCTGCCACCGGCAATAATACGAATGAGGATGGTGTAGGTGCGCCGGTACGGGTTCCAGACCAGCCCCGGACAGCGGTACGGCATATCCCACGGAATACCGTCGGCCAGCACGCCCGACACCACCACATCAGGAAATCCTGTACAGCGATATGTTTCACCCGGCTGAGGGAAATCAAACATGGTGCTCACCTCCGTTTCCCGACGTCGTGGCGAGAAAGTCACGGCACAGGCCTTTGGCTTTCAGCTCTTCCAGGACGTAGCTGACGTCCTCATGGATATAACTAAAAATCTGCGGCAGGTATAGCTGGTGTAAACCGTTCAGTTCACGGCGCAGCAAATCTCCTCCCACGAACTGTGAGACGGCGCTGGCGCGATTGAGTTTATGGTACGCCTCTATGCTGAGGTGTTCCTTCATGGGGTTAAGGTCATCACGACGCGCTGAGACGGTCTGAGGGGTATTTTTATTATGCATGTGACACCTCCAGAACCGGCAGACGGGCGGCAAGGGAAAGCACGTATTCGCGGACAAGGGTGCGGCGGGCGGCCAGCTCGTCACCGGCAACGGTGCGGAGCATACAGATACGGGGCTTACGGTCTGCGCGACGGACGGCGGCAAACACAAAGACAAACTGCGGGTGAGACGGAGTGAGGGTCGTAGCCATAAGGCAACCTCCTTCGAGTAGCAAATTATTGCTATCGCCGGAGTTTCCACGCTCAGTGGCGATAGCCCAGACGGGGGTGGAAATACCGGCCTCGAAGAATACCGGCCAGCCCGAGGGCTGCCCCGCCTGAGCTACCATTGACATGACAGCATGATATGCGATTGCGGACAGGAGACACAAAGTGACGTCTGCACGACGATCCGCACACCACGCCATTATCTGGCGCTCTGTGGCGTTAGTTGCGACACAAAAAAAGACGCATGGCGCGTCTGGTGTCGCCTTCGAGTTGCTCGGGTTTCCACGCCCGGCTGTCGATTTTGCGACAGCGACAAAACTGTACCAGGAAACACACAACGGATGCAAGCCAGAAAAAGGGGCTTTGTGAAATCGGCTCTGATTCATGCGTCGTATTTCCGGTTGCGGTGCGCGACACGTTCTGCCATCCACGCTGTGATTTCAGACTGCAGCCAGGCGACATTTTTACCCCCGAGGGAAACCTGCGCCGGGAAAGCATTGCGGGCAATTAAATCGTAGAGCGTGGAGCGGGACAGACCGCACTGATGAATGACTTCCGGGAGACGTAAAAAACGTTCCTGAGCCGGGGCTGAAACCGGCATCAGGTGCGCGGTTGTGGGGGACGATGGTACTGATGAAACTGTGTGCATAACGCTACCTCGTTAATATCCGCAGAGATCCGGACGTGTCCGTCCGGTATCAGGTAGCGCTCTATTTTGTGAATATTTTTTCTCAATGCAACAGGGGGAAATTGTACAAAGCACGGGACAACGGGTGCTGTTTTTTTACTCAAGACCATTTAAAGGCACTGGAAGGAGTTATAAGGCACTGGAGATTTCAAAAGTGAAATGCAAATTGATTTAATCACCCTAACAGCATGAATTAATAGGACATACCGCATAAAATTTACATTCGGGATGTTCAGACCAGTGAACAGTAGTGAACAGTTGGTGAACACTTCCCTCTCAACTGTTCACTCTTTAATTTATTGTTTTACTTATATTTTTATTCTGAGTGAACAGTAGTGAATAGTTATATGTAAAAAAACAAACAGAGAGAGGGGGTTTCCTGCGACCTTTCTCTGGCCAGCCGGGTTTTTAAGTCCTGTTTGTGCCATGTCTGCTACAACGGCAATGAATCGAGTTGTTGTCTGAGGGACGGCAGAATGGCGTCAGGTTGAAAACACAGAGAGAACCCGACGATGAAACCAGATTTGTTTACCGCAGTAATGAAAACCATCGGCAGCACGCAGGATGAGAACATCCGCACGGCCATTGACAGCGCACTGGATACCCTTAACGAGAAAGCAAACCAGAACGCCGAGGCCACGATAAATAACGCTCTTGATGTGTTCAGCAAGGCCAAATCCGCGCACACGGAAAACATGCTGAAGCTGAATGATATTGATGCGGCCATTGCCCGCAGTGAGAAAGAGCGTCAGAACGCCCTGAATGAAAGTGCCGAAGCCGAACAGAACTGGCGTACCCGTTTTCGCGAACTGCGCGGCATGATGACCCCGGAACTGAAAGCCGAACACAGTCAGCGAGTGGCCGGTCGGGAGCTGGCGGAGGAATTCACCGCCCTGATTGATGAACTCAACGATGATAAGGCCAGTACCATGCTGTCCGCCTGTACATCAGGAGATAAGTACGTCGGCACGCATTTTACGGTGTTCTCTGCCTACTCCCGGAATGAGTGGGCGACCGTGATGAAAGACATCCCTCCCTCACTGGTGCGCGCATTTGCGTTACGTCTGCGTGAGCTCGAGATTAAGGGAGAAGAACACCCTCACAACGTTCTCATTCAGGAGCTGGGTGAGAATGTACTGGCGCAAAGCAGGTACTACACATTCAACATGGAGCATGAACCAGTAATTTCAAAAATTGGGCTTCACCGTCCGGCACTCACCGGCGTGGATATGAAACTCTATAAAAGCCCTGTTCTCAGAATGGCGCGGGCTAAAGAGCTGGCACAGAAGAAAAAAACGCGGGGGGTTAAGCCATGATGCGCTGCCCGTACTGCAAACAGGCTGCCCATGTCCGTACCAGCCGTTACCTGTCAGATAACGTCAAACAGAGCTACCTCCAGTGCGTGAATGTCTTTTGCTCCGCAACCTTTCGCACCACCGAGTCTATCGACGAGGTGATACGGCCACCGGCAGAAGAAAAGCCCGAACCACCACAAACAGTACCAGAAACACCGCCCCGAATTCTGGACTGCGCCCGGTCATCGCTGCGCCACTGATTCAGGAGAAAAGACAATGGCACGAGCACTACTGGAACAGGCCTTTGAAACCTGTCAGAAGAATAAATCGGACTGGATGAGCAGCAAGTCAGCACTGGCGCGGGCAGAAATGGCGCTGAAGGAGCTGGAGCTGACCTGCACCCGTTATGAACCGGAGGCCGCACAGGCGCTGCGGGATGATATTGACCTGAAAAAATGGGCGGTAAATCAGTCGGCCGGGCAGTACATCCGGTCACATGAGGCCGTGCAGCGTATCAGTATCCGGTGTCAGCTCCACGCCTTTATGCAGGTAAGCGGCGACGCGCTGGCCGCCGCACTGGCACCGGAATTAATGCATCTCAGCGAACAACCTGACATTGTCAGAGAACGTGCTCTCGACCGGGCGGCCGCCAGTGTTCGCGAAGCGCTGTCCGTTTATGTAACCCGCGGAGGAAATATTGATTACGCAGAGGATGATCGCGACATTCTGACAACCATCGGTTTCCGGCCTGACAGAGCATCGAGAGACGACAACCGGGCAAAATATACGCCTGAACAGAGTCAGATTTTCATGCGCCGACAGGCCGCGCAGACCCGCAAAAAATCCGCATAAAACGCCCCGAAAATACCCGTCTTTTTAATAAAAATAGCCATGCATGCCTACGCTGCATGGCTTTGCATGCAAAACCCTGAATTTTCCACACTCTGTCGCACCAGCACTGGCGCGGCCTGAGCCTCTTCATGCACCTGCATTAAAAGCGCCCCGGGAAGCGGGCAGGCGTGGCGGGGAGAGCATTGCGCGCCAGCGGTAAAGTATTTAATTATATTTAATTTCGCGGCCTGAGTGCGTCGCTGTACTGCGCGGGTTCTCGGGAGTGTCGGTGGGTGGTGCGGTGCTGTTCGAGGGCGTGGAGAGCCCTGAGGTGGTCAGGAGAAGTGCAAGAAAAGGCCGCCCGGCGGTGGAGGAAACTAGTCATTCTGGCGTTCATTACGTCGCTTCTAAAGCTGCTATTCCCTTGACGTATTCGAGTCTGTGGCAGCCTGAGCCTCGCAAAGCAACTGCATTAAAACAGACCCACGAGGCGTGCAGGCGAGGCGGGGAAAGCTCTGTACGCAACGTGAAATGTTCGTCAGCTTCAAAAAATAGGGATAATTATTGTTGCTCAATTCATAAGATCTTGTGATTAAACCACCTTTGCTATAAAAATAAGAATGCTCTTGTTTTTATGTTGATTATTGTAAAGGAGTGTTACATGAGGTTTTCAGAGGCTTTTGGAGTTGAAGGCAGACAAGTAGCGTTAGATTTTTTGGATATTCCTCTGCATACTGATTTAAGGTTTTTTTTAGATCCAACATCTATAAAGGTTTTAAAATCCCAATGGGGGCAGGATTTAGTTTACGCGTTACAAGACTATTTTACAGAAATAATGGCGTCTATAAAGAATAATAATTTTAAAAAAGCTGCTTATTTATTGTCATCACTAAGAGAGACCAATGCCTTTCATTTAGGATATTCAACAAAAGAATCATCCGGAACTGCTCTTGGTGAAAAAACTGCTGAAGATATTTTGGATTCTCTAAAGAGTAGTCAGGCTGCAAAATCAGGAATATTAACTGATCTAGAAGATACAGCTCTGACTATCCCAGGTATTGGTTCTGACCGAATATCGGATTCAGTTTGTAATATTCTCAAAGGTTTTTTTATAGAATATACAAAGGATATTTGTATATTTTACGGCATTGAGACTAAAGAGGTTTCAGAAGTCAAAACGTGGGATAAGGTTAGTAGTAAATGGCATAAAAATCGTTTTCATCTCCCTGTTTATGAAGGCGAGGAGATTATCCTTATTCCTAAGATACTTGCACGTGAAGAGATAATCTATTCACATAGGGATTTATATCGGAGGCATATTATTCCGGAAATGAAAAAGGAATTGATAAGCTCTGGCTCGGCATTAGTTAAAGTGCTTAAAGGGGAGCGGATTGTTACCACAACAAGTATCATTGATGAGTATGGTCAGACTAAGGGATTTATCGAGTCTCAGCTCGTAAAATACCCTAACACCTTGAAAGAATATAAAAAAGAGCTGGAGATTAATCCTCCGAATCCTCTAGCGCATAGTGATTTTGATAAGGATGAAGATCCTGTAATTCTCCCCATAAAAGATCTAATGAAAGATATTGATTTATCAATTAAAAACAACGACTTTAGTAATTACACTAAAGCATACAAGAAAATATTGATTTCAATCTTCTATCCTAGCTTGTTTTACCCCAAATTAATAAGTGAGGATGAACAGTGCTGCCTCTTTTCATTAATTAATGAGGCTAAGAAAGGTTTCTTTTTCGATTTTTCAGTGTACAACATTATTTCAGAGTTGATAGTTGTAAATGTCATTGATCCTCAGCATAAATTGAACGAGGAACATATTTATACTACACTTAGAAAAGTCGAAGAATGTAATTCTAAGATAGGTTTAATATTCTGCGAAAATTCTGCCGAGGAAAAGTATCTTGATAGAGTGAAAGAAATATCGAAAGATCAAGGTTTGTATATTTTCTTGATTAGCCGAAATAACTTAATGGAAATGATTAAAGAATTTTCAATCATAGGTGAACAGACATTTGACGTATTAAGGAGTATGTTTAAAACATACCCCGGTAAAGTATGATCTGTTTTATCTTATAATGAATTGGTAGGGCAAACTTTACAACCCCACCAATTCATTAACTCATGACGTTGTTCTAAATAGGTAGAACGATTATATGCACGTCTTACTTCATTCTTATCCGAATGTGCTAATGCTGCTTCAATTACATCTGGATTAAAACCATTTTCATTAAGAGCTGTACTCGCTATAGAACGTAGACCATGAGCAACAAGCTTACCTCCATAGCCTATGCGTTTTAAGGCAGCGTTTGCCGTTTGGCTGTTCATTGATTTTTTGGGGTCGTTCCTGCTCGGAAAAACATGTTCGCGATGAGCACTGATTGGCTTCATCACTTCTAGAATCTCTAACGCCTGTGTAGATAGAGGTACTATATGTTCACGTTTAGCTTTCATTCGTTCGGCTGGAATTGTCCAGAGTTTGGCATTGAGATCGATCTCAGCCCATCGAGCACCTGAAGCCTCAGAAGGGCGCACGAGCGTCAGGAGTTGCCACTCAATAAGACAGCGAGTCGGAACAGATAGATTTGACATGACTAGCGAACGCATCAGCTTAGGCAATTCTTCTGGTCGCAACGTCGGCATGTTTTGCTTTTTGGGTTTCTCAAAAGCCATACCAATACCTGATGCGGGGTTGGCATCAATCAAGCCAGTGTTAACCGCATAAATCATTATTTCGTTGATACGCTGTACCAGTCTACGAACTGTCTCCAGCGCCCCACGTGCTTTGATCGGTTCAAGGGCTTCAACCAGTGTTCGGGCTTTGATTTGCTGGACAGGGGTCTCACCGATAGCTGGAAATACGTCTTTTTCCAGTGAACGCCATATATCTTTAGCGTAATCAGGGGTAACGCTTTTGCTTTTGAGCTGGAACCAGTTAGCGGCGACCGTCGAAAAAATACTGTCCAGAGCGATTTGCTGCTGTTCCTCTGCAACTTCAGCTTGAATTTGCGGGTCGATTCCGTTGGCTAATAGGGCAAGGTAATCTGCTCTTAACCCTCGGGCATCAGCAAGAGAAAGGGCAGGAAAAGCACCAAGTCCCATCATAGTCCGTTGTTTTGTTGCTGGGCGTTGATAGCGAAAGCGCCAGAGTTTCTTGCCGCTAGTTTTCACTATCAGGAAAAGCCCATCACCATCATGCAGCGTTAGATCCTTCTCTAACGCTTTCGCGCGCAGAACTTCGGTGTTGGTTAGGGGGCGAGTTGTCCGTGCCACTGTGGCCGCTCCTTCATGAATTGGTATACGCTTTTAGGTATACATCCTACCGTATACCAAAACGTATACCAATAAACACTGGATTTAGCCGGATGCCCTCGGACAACGACAGACACAAAAAAGCCCGCAGGGCTTGTGCCATGCGGGCTTTCTGTACTTCACCGGACACATCCGGATCATTATTTGGTGGAGCTGGCGGGAGTTGAACCCGCGTCCGAAATTCCTACATACCATTTTTATACTAACAAAATCATATTTTTTTATTTTAAATCATTGTGTTAGTGTTAGTCTGTATTTGCTTGTTTTACTTGTTTTTAGTGTTCTGCCGCCAAAATGCCGCCATTTATTAGCGATGCCAGTTGAGGTTATGAAGTGGATTTTTGGTAACGGCATCTTCCAGATGATCCGGTGCAAAATGGGCATAAATCATGGTCATTTTAATATCAGCGTGTCCTAAAATATCCCTCAATACCAAAATGTTTCCGCCGTTCATCATAAAGTGACTGGCGAAAGTGTGGCGCAGAACGTGGGTACATTGACCTTCAGGTAGTTCAATTCCAGCTCGTTTTACCGCACGCTCAAAAGCCTTTCGGCATGGTGTGAATAACTTTCCTCTGTTTTTGGGTAATTCTTCATACAGTTCCTGAGAAATAGGAACAGTTCGGTTTTTCTTTCCTTTTGTTTTGGTATAGGTAATTCGATACTTTGATATCTGGTTACCTTGCAGGTTTTCGGCTTCGCTCCATCTTGCCCCGGTAGCCAGGCAAATCTTGGCAATCATTAGCAGACTGGGACTTTGAGATTCAGCACATGCGTCAAGCAGGCGTTTGATTTCATCAGCAGCAAGGAACGCCAGTTCACCTTCTGCAATTTTGAAAGTTGGCAGACCGGCGAGGGGGTTGGGTGCAGACCAATGTCCCAGCTTTTTCAGTGTGCCAAAAACTGAGGATAGGTTACGCTGTTCAAGGTTCACCGTTCTGGGCTTAACCGGTGACATGAGCACGCCATCTTCGTTTTTGACCTCACCTTTTAATCTGGCTTCCCGGTACTTTGTGAAATCACCTGCTGTCAATTCAGAAGCGATGGGATCGCCAAGTCCATTACAAATGATTTTTAACTTAGCCATTAATCGCTTAGGGTCAGCGAGTGTCTGACCGTACAGGGAATACCATTGCTCAATCACTTCTGACAGTTGTCGCCGATCTTCCTTTTCTCCCAGCCAAGGTTTCTTGTTTACCTCATCCATGGTGAAATTCTCAAACGCAATGGCTTCGCCTTTCGTCGCAAATTGTTTGCGTACGCGTTTGCCATCTCTCCCGTTTGGGTAGCATTCACATAACCACTTTCCGTTCGGCTGTTTTCTGATGGTCATATCAAAGGCTCTTAATGATTTTCAGTGCGCGACCTATTACCTCAATGTCATCCAGTTCGCACTCAAACGATGAATCATCCTGATGCACTACTAATCTGTTTCCCGGGAGTCGTGTCAATTTTACAATGCTTTTTATCCCGTCGATGTCCACTAACCACGTACCATTTACTGGTGGTGTTTGGTTGCGATCTATTAAATAAGAATCACCAGAAGTACTCACCAGCAGCAGGTTGCTTGAGTCTGAGGGGAGTATGCTGCTATCAATGATTGCTTTTCCAGCATCGACCAATAAACCACCGTTGAGAGTTGCCTTGTCAATTTCAGGAGATACAAGCTCAGAAAGAGGTTTAACCCTGCTGGAGTTCACAGAATTGATATTTTTTTTAGGGTCAATGTTTGAACCTGGTTCGCCTTGTCCGGTGGTTAGCCACAGTAAAGAAACTCCTGTTTCCAAGGCGCACTGAATCACCCACTCTGCGGGAAAGCTATCTCTTAAGTATCTGTTTGCCATAGTGCTTTTTGATGCGCCTAAGTGATCGCAAAGTTGCTGTCTGGACTTGAAATCATAGGCTGCCATTAGTCTATGGATAGCCTCTCTTCCCCCTGTATTCTCGCCAGCTTTTACCTGTATCATTTCTTAATCCTGTTGACGTATCAAATATTGGATCGTAGTATCTCGATGTATCAAATATTGAATCTAATAAAACAAGATAAAACGACATAAACCAAACCTTAATCGAGAGATACTGCACTATGAGCAACGACATTTCAATTCGTGTACCAAAAGTGATGGCGACACCTGCAGAGTTCGCGGAATGGGAAGGCCGCTCTCGCGGTTCGGTATATCAAATGATTCATAATGGTAAGCTCGCTAAGTTCTTGGAAAAAAAGGAAAAACCGAAAGACAGAGTATGTATACGTTACCTTGAGTACAAAAAGGAACAAGTCAGGAAAAACATGGGCCAATCCAATTTCAATTTTAATGTCATCGTTGGTGGCTAAGTTCAATTATGAGAACTTTCTAAGGGGGCAGCATGTTTGATTACAAGATTTCCAAACATCCGCATTTTGATGAAGCCTGTAGAGCTTTTGCACTACGCCACAATATGGCGAAGCTGGCAGAACGTGCAGGAATGAATGTTCAGACACTGCGAAACAAACTCAACCCAGATCAACCGCATCAGCTCACAGCGCCAGAAATCTGGTTGCTTACCGATCTGACTGAAGATTCAACGCTGGTAGATGGCTTTCTGGCACAGATTCACTGCCTGCCATGCGTACCAATTAATGAGGTGGCAAAAGAGAAACTGCCACATTACGTCATGAGTGCAACCGCAGAGATCGGGCGTGTTGCTGCAGGTGCGGTATCTGGCGATGTAAAAACCAGTGCAGGTCGTCGTGATGCTATCAGCAGCATTAACTCTGTAACACGACTGATGGCGCTGACTGCTGTTTCATTGCAGGCCCGTTTACAGGCTAACCCTGCGATGGCGAGTGCAGTTGATACCGTGACTGGCCTCGGTGCTTCATTCGGTTTGCTGTGAGGTGCTTATGCTTACGAAAGAACCATCATTTGCATCGCTGCTTGTTAAACAAAGCCCGGCAATGCACTACGGTCACGGCTGGATCATGGGTGAGGATGGTAAACGCTGGCATCCGTGCCGTTCACAAGATGAATTGCTGGCAGAACTATCTACGAAGAAACGGGGGAACAAATGGCTATTGAAGGCGCTGCGGCGACTGTTCCATTAAGCCCCGGTGAACGCCTGAATGGACTTAATCACATTGCGGAGTTAAGGGCGAAAGTTTTTGGTCTGAATATTGAGTCAGAGCTTGAACGGTTTATTAAAGATATGCGTGATCCACGGGATATTAATAGCGAACAAAATAAACGGGCACTGGCTGCCATATTCTTTATGGCAAAAATTCCAGCTGAACGTCATAGCATCAGCATTAATGAGCTGACCACTGACGAAAAGCGGGAGTTGATTAAAGCAATGAATCATTTTCGTGCAGTGGTGAGCTTATTTCCCAGACGGCTAACCATGCCGAATTAACCAACTAATGAAATTAATGGCGTAAACCCGCCGGGCATCCCTTTATCTAAATTCAGGAGAATTGATTATGCGTAATATTGAAACTCTCTCGACCAAAACCGGACCGGATGACGCAGGGCTTAATATTTTACTGACAGAGGCTCGTCTGGAAGAACGCCGGGCAAGGGCTGAAGCAATGGCAGCTCGCCTTGATAGCCTGGCGTGTCATATCTCATCCCGTCAGCTAAACCACGTGGAAGCGGCAGAACTGCTGCGTGTGACTGCTGAAGCAATCCAGAACGAAGCGCAGGAGATCCACTAATGGCTGATGCAATGGATCTCGTACAGCAGCGCGTTGAAGAAGAACGCCAGCGCCATATCCGTGCTGCCCGTGCCAAAACGCCGGGCGTGTCCCGCGTGCTTTGCGTTGAGTGTGAAGCGCCAATTCCGCCAGCACGCCGCCGTGCCATTCCGGGTGTGCAGCTTTGCATTACCTGTCAGGAAATCGCAGAGCTGAAAGGCAAACATTACAACGGGGGTGCTGTATGAGCACCATCCTGAAATGGGCGGGAAATAAAACCGCCGTAATGTCCGAACTGAAAAAACACCTTCCTGCTGGCCCGCGACTGGTTGAACCTTTCGCGGGTTCCTGTGCTGTGATGATGGAGACGGATTACCCCAGCTATCTTGTTGCGGATATTAATCCTGATTTAATCAACCTCTATAAAAAGGTTGCTGCTGATTGCGAGGCGTTTATATCTCGTGCCAGAGCTTTATTTGAGGAAGCAAACAGGGAGTTGGCTTATTACAACATAAGGCAGGAGTTTAATTACTCCACTGAAATTACTGATTTCATGAAAGCGGTATATTTCCTGTATCTCAATCGTCATGGTTACCGTGGGTTATGTCGTTATAACAAGAGCGGGCATTTCAACATTCCATACGGTAATTATAAAAATCCGTATTTCCCTGAAAAAGAAATTCGCGCATTTGCAGAGAAAGCCCAGCAAGCAACGTTTATCTGCGCCAGCTTTGATGAAACGCTGGCGATGCTGCAGGTGGGGGATGTGGTGTATTGCGATCCGCCTTATGACGGTACGTTTTCCGGCTATCACACTAACGGCTTCACTGAAGATGACCAGTATCACCTGGCATCTGTTCTTGAATATCGATCATCAGAAGGTCATCCAGTCATTGTTTCTAACAGTGACACATCCCTGATCCGTTCGCTGTATCGAAATTTCACTCACCACTACATCAAGGCAAAACGCAGCATCGGCGTGTCGGCTGGCGAGAGTAAATCTGCAACAGAAATCATTGCTGTTTCCGGGGCGCGCTGCTGGGTGGGATTTGATCCTTCGTGTGGCGTGGATAGTTCTGCTGTGTACGAGGTGCGTGTATGAGTCATGACGATATGAGCAACTCTAGCGGCTTTAACGAGGCCGCTGCAGCATTTTCATGGAACGGCCCGAAAAAGGCCATTAACCCTTATCTGGACCCGGCGGAAGTTGCTCCGGAGTCTGCACTTTTAAACCTGATCACTCTGTACGCTGCCGATAATGAGCAGGAACAGCTGTGCCGCGATGCACTGAGTGAGCAGGTCTGGGAGCGTTATTTCTTTAATGAATCTCGTGATCCTGTCCAGCGCGAAATGGAGCAGGATAAGCTCATTAGCCGGGCAAAGCTGGCGCATGAACAGCAGCGTTTTAACCCGGACATGGTCATTCTGGCGGACGTCAGCGCCCAGCCTTCCCATATCAGCAAGCCGCTGATGCAACGTATCGAATACTTCAGCAGCCTGGGCAGGCCAAAGGCTTATTCCCGCTATTTGCGTGAGACGATTAAGCCATGTCTGGAGCGACTGGATTGTGTACGTGACAGTCAGCTGTCTGCTTCTTTCCGTTTTATGGCAAGCCATCAAGGGCTGGAGGGCCTGCTGATCCTGCCTGAAATGAGTCAGGATCAGGTGAAACGCCTGTCCACCCTGGTAGCTGCGCATATGAGCATGTGCCTTGATGCAGCTTGTGGCGATTTGTATGCCACCGATGACGTTAAGCCAGAAGAAATCCGCAAGACATGGGAAAAGGTGGCGGCGGAAACCCTGCGTCTGGATGTCATCCCACCTGCGTTTGAGCAACTCCGTCGGAAAAGAAACCGCCGTAAACCCGTGCCCTATGAACTCATTCCGGGTTCGCTGGCGCGTATGCTGTGCGCCGACTGGTGGTATCGGAAATTATGGAAGATGCGTTGCGAATGGCGGGAAGAGCAGTTGCGTGCTGTCTGCCTGGTCAGCAAAAAAGCATCTCCCTATGTCAGCTATGAAGCCGTGATGCATAAACGTGAGCAGCGCCGTAAGTCGCTGGAGTTTTTCCGTTCTCATGAACTGGTGAACGAAGACGGCGACACGCTGGACATGGAGGATGTGGTAAACGCCAGCAGCAGCAACCCTGCGCATCGCCGCAATGAGATGATGGCCTGTGTTAAAGGTCTGGAGCTTATCGCGGAAATGCGCGGTGACTGCGCCGTTTTCTACACTATCACCTGTCCGTCACGTTTCCATTCCACGCTCAACAACGGCAGGCCCAACCCGACCTGGACAAATGCGACGGTAAGACAAAGCAGCGATTATCTGGTCGGTATGTTTGCTGCATTTCGTAAGGCGATGCACAAAGCCGGGTTGCGCTGGTATGGCGTGCGGGTGGCTGAGCCGCATCACGACGGCACAGTTCACTGGCACCTGTTGTGTTTCATGCGCAAAAAAGACCGCCGCGCCATTACAGCATTGTTGCGTAAGTTTGCTATCCGTGAAGACCGCGAGGAGCTGGGCAATAACACGGGGCCGCGCTTTAAGTCTGAGCTGATTAACCCGCGCAAAGGAACGCCGACAAGCTACATAGCGAAATACATCAGTAAGAACATTGACGGGCGTGGTCTGGCTGGCGAGATCAGCAAGGAAACGGGTAAATCTCTGCGTGATAACGCTGAATACGTGAATGCCTGGGCGTCTTTGCATCGTGTTCAGCAATTCCGCTTCTTTGGCATTCCGGGGCGTCAGGCTTACCGTGAACTGCGATTGCTGGCTGGTCAGGCGGCAAGGCAAAAGGGGGACAAAAAAGCAGGTGCGCCGGTACTGGATAACCCGCGCCTTGATGCCATCCTGGCTGCTGCTGATGCTGGTTGTTTTGCCACCTACATCATGAAGCAGGGCGGCGTACTGGTTCCCCGCAAATATCACCTCATCAGAACCGCTTATGAAATCAACGAAGAGCCAACCGCCTATGGCGATCACGGTATTCGTATTTATGGCATCTGGTCACCCATTGCAGAGGGCAAGATCTGCACTCATGCAGTGAAGTGGAAAATGGTTCGTAAGGCCGTTGACGTTCAGGAGGCGGCAGCCGACCAGGGCGCTTGCGCCCCTTGGACTCGTGGCAATAACTGTCCCCTTGCTGAAAATTTGAACCAACAAGGGAAAGACAAATCAGCTGATGGGGATACCAGAACGGATATCACCCGCATGGATGACAAGGAGTTGCACGATTACCTGCACAGTATGAGCAAAAAAGAACGCCGGGAACTGGCAGCAAGGTTACACCTGGTTAAACCGAAACGGCGTAAAGACTACAAACAGCGAATTACAGACCATCAGCGACAGCAGCTCGTGTATGAGCTGAAGTCCAGAGGGTTTGATGGTAGCGAGAAAGAGGTCGATTTACTCCTTCGCGGCGGCAGTATTCCGTCAGGAGCAGGCCTGCGTATCTTCTATCGGAACCAGCGTTTGCAGGAAGATGATAAGTGGCGAAACCTGTATTAATTATGATGGTTAACCATTCGTGCTCTTAATAATACCAGGCATATCAGGCTGATAAACGTAAAAAAACGTTTTACATCAGTAAGATTATTATATACTGTAATTATAAACAGTGGTTATACATACAGTATTGCGTGTGGTGTCATAGGAGGAAAGATGCAGGACTATTTTTTGGAGTCTTTGAAGCTCCAGCGCATTGATTTTTTTCTTAAGCTTGTAGCGGCCAGTGAGTGTAGTGATGAAGAGAAGGGACTGGCTCTGCAGTGGGTTTCTGAATTGACTGATGAACTCATGGCAAAAATCAGAAGCCACGAATACAACCGCTCAATGGATGTCATCAGCTGAGGTGACTTTTATGCGCATTGAAATAATGATCGATAAAGAGCAGAAGATTAGCCAGTCTACCCTGGACGCCCTTGAATCCGAGCTTTACCGTAATCTGCGCCCCCTGTATCCCAAAACGGTAATTCGTATCCGCAAAGGTAGCTCTAACGGTGTGGAACTGACCGGACTGCAACTGGACGAAGAAAGGAAGCAAGTGATGAAAATTATGCAGAAGGTGTGGGAAGACGACAGCTGGCTGCATTAAGAAACGTTGCTGGCGTCTGAACTTGTTTCTGGCGTCAGCAAGGTTGAACAACGAGCCCTTGCGAGGCGTTAGCTCTGTAGTGCATGTCTATGCCGCATGAGATCGCATGATCGTTTGAGGATCGTTTTTGCTAAGGCCCGCCAGAACTGGTGGGCTTTTGCGTAGATCATGCAGGTGCATGAAAACCACTACATAAAGCGGGCAGGCGTGGCGGGGATACGAGCGCGCGCAAGCTTGGTTAAGTGCTTTACTTTGCGCTCAGTTTTCCCAGGCGATATTATAGGGGAAATTTTTCGTGGAGATTGGTCAATGGGATTTGGTCTAAAAGATGGTATTCACCGCATTGCTATATTTCATGATCGTGGTGAGGGGAAATTGCTTTTACCGAATGACCATTGTCACCCTGGCTATATTGCTGTCTTGGCTGCTTATATAAATCACAATAAGCTGTCAGAAGATGCTTGCAACTTACCTGGCGCAGGTTACATGAATGCCATTGGTCTGCACAAAGCTGTTTGGGGGGAAGACCGTTATGACCAAAAAAGAGTTAATGTCGGAACCAACTACAGCCTTGTGACAGCTCTGAAGAATGTTGAAGCAGTCGATTCAGCTACTTCAAGTATAAATAGCTGTATTAGGCAATTAACATTCCCTGAGAGGAAGGTTTATCCTCAAGGGATAAACGATCTCACACGTGTGGTTGGTGAGTTACACGACAACGTCTGGTCGCATGGTAGGGATACCGGTTTTTCTTTTGCGCAAAAATGGGCAGTACCAAGAACCGGTGGAAAAGAGCATTATCTTGAGTTTGCTCTTGCAGACTGTGGCATGGGGTTTTTTAGAGAGTTAAGGCGCGCAGGCATCAAAGGAATTGACAATCATCGTGATGCCATAGCATGGTGTATACAAGAAGGTAACTCATCTAAACATGCTGATCTGATAGATGATTGGGCACAGCAATTGCCGTATGACAATATGGGTGGAAGCGTCTTTGGTGCAAGTGTTCCGGTAGCAGTTAAAGAAAAAGAGAATAATCATCAAGGGCTTGGTCTATATCACTTGATGAAATTGGTAAAAACATACAACGGGGAATTGCAACTGGCTACAGGAAATGTATGCTTAGAGGCAGTTGGTGATCAATTGAGCTACACTGAATTGCATAAAGAGTGGTCAGGTGTGGCAATTTCATGCCGTTTTAAGATTCATGAACTGGCGATCGATAAAGATTACGATAACGAAGAAAATGACCCTCAACTTATGGAAATCATGCGGGCGTTAGGAGGAGAGTAATGAATAAAATTGCATACAAGTTGCCCGAGGGTGACCTGGCTTCGCGCAATCAGGCTATCCCCCAACGGCACAAGATTGAAGTTCTCATCAATGAGGGGAACTTTGTTGATTTGGATTTGAGCGGCGTTTATTCAATTTCAGAATCATACTCTGATGAAATCTTTGGTGTTTTGGTTGTGAAATTCGGCGTAACCAAAGTTTTGAGCCAGGTAAAGGTTCGCAATGCATCCCCTTCAATTTTAAAAAGTATTGCAAAGGTGATCCAGCGTCGTAGCAATGAAGTAGCATCAAAGAAGGTGCCTTCTGTTGGATTTGATGGTGTATATGCCGTCTGCTGATACTTTGTCTGAAATGCAGAGGCGCTCAATATGAGCGCCTTTTTCTTTTGTTACTCCTGAACATCTAATGTGTAGGCTTCGAAGCGGATCACTTCTTCGCCAAGCCAGTCGTTAAGCTCCTGCAGTCGCTTCTGCAGCGGCATCAGCTCGTTGCGAACAAAGACACGGCTGGCCTTTTCCACATCACCAAAGCCGCCGGTATTGTTGGGAATAATACCCATCATCTGCGGCGGTACGCGGTGCGCTGCCATCATGTCATCGCGGCTGACGTTCTTGATGTTCAGAAACTCGTCTTTCGCCGCAACCTCCGATAACGGGATGATCTGGATGCCGTCCTTTTTACCGTTCGGCGAGTACATAAACAGGTTGCGGAAGTTCCCTGGCCCTTTGGCGCTTTTCATGGCCTGGCGGATGTTGTTCACGTCCTCCTGGTTCTGCGCGGCGTCGGTCATATACATGATGAACCCTGCATGACTGCCATTGATGTAGTATTTACGCCGGAACAGCGTAGCGGACTCGTTCAGCAAGGCGGACGGAATGGCGGACAGATATTCCGGCAGGCCGTAAATTTCCTGGTTCAGGTCCGGCTCCATCAGGTGAAAGATACTGCCTTTAGTGAACTCGTAGGGCTGCGTGGTTAGACCGTATTGCACAAACCAGTAGGTGTCTAAGTCGATCCCGCGGCGGGTGTATTTCGCCAGCGATGGCTCCAGCGACAGAATGCCGCCGAGCCGGTTCGTTCGTTTCTCCAGATAAGCGTTACCAAACACCAAATAGTCCTGCACAAAGCGGCTGAATGCCTGCTGGCTCAGTAATGGATGTGGGATAAATGTACTGGTCAGAATGTTGCGTTTGACGGCAATCGGTGAGCTGTGATGTACGGCGGCGCGATAGGTGCGAGCCAGCCCATCAAAACTGACCGGCGGTTCATACCATCTGTCCATCTGTACGCATTCCACATAGTCCAGCAGCTCGCGGCGGTCCAGTACCGGGATCGGATCGCCAAAGCTGAAAGCCTCGGCACTTACGCCTGTGTTTTTCGGTGCCGTAGCTTCTGTTAGCGTTGTGCTGGTTAAGGCTTCGGGTTCACTCATCAAAAAATCTCCACAATATTGCTGGTATTGGCGGATTCGCCCTGCAGCGGTTCGTTAAACAGTGCGTGCATTGTTGCCCAGGCCAGATCGGCGTGGCTGGCTTCTTCGCTGCGGCTGGCTTCATAGGTCGGGCGGTTGCCGCTGGCGGTGGTTGCGCGACGGATTGCCATGAATGACTGCGCAATGTCAGTGTGTCCGGCGTCAAACTCCAGACGGCGGTGGCTGATGATGTCGTAGGCCTTGAGCACCAGGGCGTTTTTGACGTTGGGGTTGTAGACAAACTCCCGCACGGCAGGAAAGAACGCTTTCACGTTCTCATAAACCCCGTGACCAACGCCGGTCGAGTCGATACCGATGTATGTCACGTTGTACTGCTGCGTCAGTTTTTTAATGGCGTCAGCCTGGGCGCGGAAGTCCATCCCGCGCCACTGGTGTCGCTCCAGAATGCGGAACTTGCCGCCCGGCACGGCTGGCGGTGCCACCACCACGCACCCGGCGCTGTCACCGTTCTGCGTGCCTTTCGCCGGGTCGTATCCGATCCAGACCTCGCGCCAGCCAAACGGGCGCAGCGCCAGAGCCTGAAAATCGGTCCAGACTTCCCAGCTGTCCACCATGCATGCCTGCAGTTCGCTGAGCGGGAATACTGACGCCAAATCGTCAATAAATTCGCACATCAGCAGGTTCTGGTATTCGTCCGGGCTGTACTCCATGCGCAGCTGGTCGAGGTCGAACAGGTTACAGCCGCCGCGCACCGCATCCTCCACGGTGACGATCTGGCGGTACTGTCCGTCAGGGCAGAGCAGGCCGCGCGCAAGATTGCTGTGGGTCAGGTCAATATCCACCTTGTCCGCTTTGGCGCGGCCCCGGTTAAACAGCGCACCGGACCAGAACGGATAGGCACTGTGGGTAAGGCTGGACGGCGTGGAAAAGTAGGTTTGTCGCCATTTCTTGTGAATGGCCATCCCGGAGGCAACTTTGCGCAGTTCCTGGAATTTCGGTATCCAGAAATATTCATCCAGATACAGGTTGCCGTGGTAACTCTGGGCCGTGCGGGCATTGGTGCCGAGGAAGTAAAGCGTGGCTCCGTTAGGAAGCACCATCGGATCGCCTTTCAGCTCCACCTCGACTTCTTTGGCGAAGTCTATGATGTACTGCTTAAAGACGTGAGCCTGTGCCTTGCTGGCGGAAAGAAAAATCTGGTTACGTCCGGTAAGCAGAGCGTCAATCAGGGCTTCACGGGCAAAGTAAAAGGTCGCGCCGATCTGGCGTGACTTCAGCAGGTTGCGGATGCGGTTGGTTTTTCCGGCTTCCCACCAGTGGCGCTGGTAGTTAAACATGGAGGAATGGAAGATTTCTTCCAGCTTCTCAATCTGCTCATCGGTGAAAACATTCTTTTCCGGCTGACGGCGCGGGCCTTTGTTGCGGTTGGCGACGTTAGGGTTTAAGTCGGCTTCGTTGCCGCCATTGTTAAACTTGCCGATCCGCGCGTGGCGCTCCGACTGGCGCGCCAGCAGGTCAATTTCTTTGAAATCTTTCCCTTCTTTGTGCTCCTTCATAATGAGCTGGCAGTAGCGTGCGGCGGTGGTGAGCTGCATCTGATCCAGCGGCCCATAGTCACCCCACTTGTCGCGTTTTTTCCAGCTGTGAACGGTTGCAACTTTCTCGCCCAGCATTTCAGCAATGCGGGCGACGCGGTATCCCTGAAAGTACAGCAGCATGGCCTGCCGACGGGGATCGAGATCTGCGGGTGTCAGTGTGGTGTTCATGGCACAAACCTACAGCCTTGAATGAAGGCTTTCCCCGCCTGCGGTTTGTGTGGTTGTCGGTACAAATACCGCGCATTGTTTCACTGCCCCTATCACCGCAACCATAAGGCTCCAGTAAGTTTTTTCTAACGGAGCACGGCTCATGACAGTGAAAGCAAAGCGTTTTCGCATCGGGGTGGAAGGTGCCACCACCGACGGACGCGAAATCCAGCGTGAATGGCTGGAACAGATGGCAGCCAGCTATAACCCGGCGGTGTATACCGCGCTGATTAACCTTGAGCACATCAAGTCTTATCTGCCGGACAGCACCTTTAACCGCTACGGCAAGGTGACGGCGCTGTTTGCTGAAGAAATCACGGAAGGTCCGCTGGCAGGCAAGATGGCGCTGTATGCCGACGTTGAGCCAACGGAGTCCCTGGTGGAGCTGGTGAAAAAAGGCCAGAAATTATTCACCTCTATGGAAGTCAGCCCGAAGTTCGCTGATACGGGCAAAGCCTACCTGGTCGGCCTGGCTGCCACTGATGACCCTGCCAGTCTGGGCACTGAAATGCTGACATTCAGCGCCAGTGCAGCCCATAACCCGCTGGCAAACCGCAAGCAGAATCCCGCCAATCTCTTTACCGCCGCAGAGGAAACGGTGATCGAACTGGAAGAAGTCCAGGACGACAAACCGTCCCTGTTTGCCCGCGTCACGGCGCTGTTTACCAAAAAAGAGCAGTCCGATGACGCCCGGTTCTCTGATGTGCATAAGGCCGTGGAGCTGGTCGCCACTGAGCAGCAGAACCTGAGCGCACGCACCGAAAAATCCCTGTCTGAGCAGGAAGAACGTCTGTCTGAGCTGGAGACTGCCCTGCAGGCACAGCAGACCGCCTTTAACGAACTGGTGAATAAGCTGAGTCATGTAGACAGCCGCCAGGACTACCGCCAGCGTGCAACAGGCGGTAACGCCCCCGCTGACACTCTGACCAATTGCTGATGGAGCACAAAACCCGATGAAGAAGAATACCCGCTTTGCTTTTAACGCTTACCTGCAGCAGCTGGCGCGTCTGAACGGTGTGGCAGTTGAAGAACTGTCCAGCAAATTCACTGTGGAGCCGTCTGTGCAGCAGACGCTGGAGGACCAGATCCAGCAGTCCGCCGCTTTCCTGACGCTGATTAACGTCACGCCAGTGACTGAGCAGTCCGGTCAGCTGCTGGGGCTGGGTGTTGGCAGCACCATTGCCGGAACCACTGACACCACCGCGAAAGAGCGTGAACCCGTCGATCCGACCCTGATGGTCGATGTGGAATATAAATGCGAGCAGACCAACTTTGACACGGTGCTGACCTACGCGAAGCTGGATCTGTGGGCGAAGTTTCAGGATTTCCAGGTGCGCATCCGTGACGCCATCGTGAAACGTCAGGCACTGGACCGCATCATGATCGGCTTTAACGGCGTGAAGCGTGCGAAAACCTCCAACCGTAGCGAAAACCCGCTGCTGCAGGATGTGAACAAAGGCTGGCTGCAGAAAATCCGTGAGGATGCACCGGATCACGTCATGGGCAGCACCACCACGGGCGGTGAAACCACTCCGGGTGCGGTGAAAGTCGGGAAAGGTGGCGAATATGCCAACCTGGACGCTGTGGTGATGGATGCCGTCAATGAGCTTATCGACGTGGTTTACCAGGACGATGACGATCTGGTGGTGATTTGCGGTCGTGAACTGTTGTCTGACAAGTATTTCCCGCTGGTCAACAAAGAGCAGGAAAACAGTGAAAAACTGGCTGCCGATATGATCATCAGCCAGAAACGCATGGGTGGCCTGCAGGCCGTGCGTGCGCCGTTCTTCCCGCCGAATGCGCTGCTGATCACCCGTCTGGATAACCTGTCCATCTACTGGCAGGAAGACACCCGCCGCCGTTCAGTTATCGACAACCCGAAACGTGACCGGATTGAAAACTTTGAATCCGTTAATGAAGCCTATGTGGTTGAGGACTACCGCTGCGCCGCACTGGTGGAAAACATCCAGATTGGTGATTTCAGCGCCGCCGCAGCCGAAACCGGAGCGTAATCCATGAGCCTGAGTCCCGCACGGCAGCATCGCCTGCGCGTTCAGGCTGAACAGGCCGCCCGCGAGGGCGGCAGTGTTCGCCACGCATCGGGCTATGACCTGATGCTGCTGCAACTGGCGGAAGACCGCCGCCGTCTCAAGGGCGTTCAGTCCACGGTCAAAAAAGCGGAAATCAAGGTGGAGCTGCTGCCGAAGTACGCCGCCTGGGCAGAGGGTGTCCTGGCTGCCGGAGGCGCTCAACAGGATGACGTGCTGATGTACGTGATGCTGTGGCGCATTGATGCCGGAGATTATGCCGGGGCGCTGGAGATCGGGCGTCATGCCCTGCGTCATGGCTGGGTGATGCCGCTGGGTAACCGCAACGTGCAGACCGTGCTGGCAGAGGAAATGGCAGACGCCGCGCAGAGCGCAATGCTTGCCGCCACCGGCTTTGATGCCGATCTGTTGTTGCAGACGCTGGAGCTGACAGACGGTCTGGATATGCCGGACCAGTCACGGGCGCGTCTGCATAAAGCGATTGGCGCTGTCCTGAGTGAAAGCAATCCGGCTTCCGCCCTTAATCATCTCAACCATGCGTTACAGCTTGATCCCCGCTGTGGCGTGAAAAAAGACAAACAGCAGCTGGAGCGCAGACTGCGCAATGACAGCCGCTGACAGAACGTGCCCCCGCGCACGGGCGGCACGGGGTGGCGAAAGGCACTGCCACATCAAAACCCCGTCCACCGCCCTCTATTTCAGGAGAAAGCAGCATGAAGTTTGTTGCGCCAGAACAGGCACCGGAACAGGCGGAAATCATCAGAAATACGCCGTTCTGGCCTGATGTGGACCTGTCGGAGTTTCGCAGTGTCATGCGCACTGACGGCACGGTGACGCAGCCGCGTTTAAAGCAGGTTGCGCTGTCGGCAATTTCGGAGGTCAACGCAGAGCTGTATGAGTTTCGCAGACGTCAGCAGATGCTGGGGTATGTGTCGCTGGCTGAGGTTCCGGCGGAACAGCTGGACGGCAAAAGTGAGCGCATTCAGCACTATTTCAACGCGGTTTACTGCTGGGCACGCGCCATGCTCAACGAACGATACCAGGACTATGACGCCACGGCATCCGGTGTGAAGCGAGGCGAGGAACTGGCGGAATCCAGCGGTGATTTGTGGCGTGACGCCCGCTGGGCTATCAGCCGGGTGCAGGATGCGCCGCACTGCACAGTGGAGCTTATCTGATGAAAGTGCGTGCGCATCAGTATGACACGGTGGACGCGCTTTGCTGGCGTCATTACGGGCGCACGCAGGGTGTCACGGAGCAGGTACTGAAGGCAAATCCGGGGCTTGCCGAATATGGCCCCTTTTTACCTCACGGGCTGCAGGTGGAGCTGCCGGACATTCCGACCACCACCACCGTGCAGACCGTCCAGCTATGGGACTGAATTATGACGCTTGAGCGAATCAGCGCCTTTATCACGTACTGCATCGCCGTTGTGCTGGCCTGGCTGGGCGATTTGTCCATCAAGGATGCCTCAACGCTGGGCGGCCTGATGATTGGTGTGCTGATGCTGGCTATCAACTGGTACTACAAACACAAAGCCTACCAGCTTCTGCGCGACGGGCAGATCTCGCGGGAGGACTATGAATCCATCAATCGTTAAACGCTGCCTTGTCGGGGCCGTGCTGGCTATTGCTGCCACGCTGCCGGGGTTTCAGCAGCTTCACACCTCCGTGGAGGGGCTGAAACTGATTGCCGATTACGAAGGCTGTCGTCTGCAGCCGTATCAGTGCAGCGCGGGCGTCTGGACCGACGGCATTGGTAACACGTCAGGCGTCATTCCCGGCAAAACCATTACGGAACGACAGGCAGCAGAAGGACTGATTTCCAACGTGCTGCGTGTGGAGCGGGCGCTGGAAAGGTGTGTGAAACAACAGCCGCCGCAGAAGGTATATGACGCTGCGGTGTCGTTTGCCTTCAACGTGGGAACGGGCAATGCCTGCAGTTCCACGCTGGTGAAATTACTCAATCAGCGGCGCTGGGCGGATGCGTGCCGACAGTTGCCGCGCTGGGTTTATGTGAAAGGTGTGTTTAATCAGGGGCTGGATAACCGCCGTGCGCGGGAGATGGCCTGGTGTTTACAGGGAGCAAACTGAAATGAAAAAGAAATTAATCAGCGGGCTGTTTCTGATGTTATGGATGGCGCTGTTAATCGCAGCAATGGTGTATCCCCAGGGGATTTTTCCGGTACTGGCAGCGTCCGGCGTTTGGGTAGCCTGTTTACTGATATGGGCGGTAATTCCGGTAGCACTGGCTGCGTTAATTAAGAATGGCCCGCTCTGGCAGGAGTTGAGGGCATTTTTGCTGAAGACAATTACCCGAAAAGAAAACGTATTTATCAGCTGGGTGATGCGATTGCTGATTGTCGTAAGTCTCGCCTGGACGGGGTGGGCTATTACCCTGGTCTTTTATCTACTGACCGTTATTGCCTTCTGGATCACCCGTAATCAGATGGCGCAACAGGTATCAGCATGAACCGGTTGCTGCTGGTTGTGCTGGCGTTATTACTGGCGGCGCTGGGCTGGCAGACGTGGCGGCTGGCTGATGCCAGCCAGACCATCAGCACGCAGGCAGACGAGCTGCAGAGCAAAAGCCAGGCACTGGCAAAGAGCAACAGCCAGCTTATCAGCCTGTCCATTCTGACTGAAACCAATAACCGGGAGCAGGCGCGGCTCTATGCCGAAGCAGAACAGACCAGTGTACTGCTGAGACAACGACAACACCGGATTGAGGAACTGAAACGTGAGAACGAGGATTTACGCCGCTGGGCTGATACACCTTTGCCTGCTGACATTATCCGGCTGCGGGAACGCCCCACACTCACCGGAGGTGCAGCTTACCGTCAGTGGTTGTCCGCGAGTGACGCCGTGTCGGCTGGGACAGGCAGCGCCGCGCACTAACGGTGGCCTGAACGCGTTGCTGGATGAAACGGAGGCCGCCTGGGCGGTCTGTGCAGACAAAGTGGACATGATTATTGCGTGTCAGGAGCGAAACAGTGAACAAACCACAATCCCTGCGCCACGCCCTCAATAAAGCGGTGCCTTATGTCCGCAATAACCCGGACAAACTGCATCTGTTTGTGGATAACGGTTCGCTGGTTGCCACGGGGGCCAGCTCCATGTCGTGGGAGTACCGTTACACACTGAACGCGGTGATTGAGGATTTCAGCGGCGACCAGAATCTGCTGATGGCCCCGGTTTTGCTGTGGCTGAGGGATAACCAGCCCGATGCCATCAATAACCCGGCGTTACGGGAAAAGCTATTCACCTTTGAGGTGGATATTCTGCGCAACGATGTCTGTGATATCAGCCTGAACCTGCAACTGACGGAACGTGTGCTGGTCAGCACTGACGGCAGTGTGTCGAGCGTTGAAGCTATAGCGGAACCTGATGCACCTGAAGAAATGTGGACGGTGAAACGTGGCTGAACTGCAGAAGGTGGACGACTGGCTGAGTGCCTTGCTGGCGAATCTGGAACCAGCCACGAGAAGCCGCATGATGCGCCAGCTGGCGCAGGAACTGCGCCGGACACAGCAGCAGAATATCAGGATGCAGCGCAATCCAGATGGCAGCAGTTATGAACCGCGCAGGGTAACAGCACGCAGCAAGAAAGGCCGCATCAAACGTCAGATGTTTGCAAAGTTGCGCACCACAAAATACCTGAAAACTGCCGCCAGCGCCGACTCTGCCAGCGTACAGTTTGAAGGCAAGGTGCAGCGTATTGCCCGTGTTCACCATTACGGCCTGCGTGATCGCGTCAGTCGCAAAGGACCGGAGGTCCGTTACGCAGAGCGCCGCCTGCTGGGTGTAAATGATGATGTTGAGGCAATGACCCGCGACATGATTCTGCAATGGCTGGCGGGATGATCTTTGTATCAGCACTGATACAAGTTGCAGCACTGCCGCCTTTCTTCCCCTGATGGCAACCTTTCCCTATGAACGCACAATTAACCGAAATCATGCGCCTTATCACCAACCTGATCCGCACTGGTGTAGTCACCGAAGTGGACCGGGAAAACTGGCTTTGCCGGGTGAAAACGGGCGACCTTGAAACCAACTGGATTAACTGGCTGACGCTGCGCGCGGGTAATGCCCGCACATGGTGGCGACCATCGGAAGGTGAGCAGGTGGTGCTGCTGAGTCTGGGCGGCAATCTGGAGACGGCCTTTGCGCTGCCCGCTGTCTATTCGAATCAGTTCGCACCACCGTCGACGTCGGCGGACGCCTGCGTGACAGAACATCCTGACGGTGGCTGGTTTGAATACGAACCCGCCAGTGGGCGCTGGTATGTCAGGGGCATCAAATCAATGGTCATTGAGGCCGCTGACAACATCACCATGAAAACCAGTGAGTTTGTACTGGAGGCTGACCGCACGCGCATTAACAGCGAAGTGGTGATCAATGGTGGCGTTACCCAGGGCGGCGGAGCGATGAGTTCTAACGGGATCGTGGTTGATGCGCATCAGCATACTGGCGTCCTGAAAGGCGGCGATACCACCGGAGGTCCGGTATGACGCTTTATAGCGGGATGAACAATACCAGCGGTAAAGCTATTACTGATATTGACCATCTGCGCCAGTCGGTGCGGGACATTCTGCTGACACCGCAGGGTAGCCGCATTGCCCGCCGGGAATATGGTTCCCTGCTGTCGGCTTTAATAGATCAGCCACAAAATCCGGCGTTACGCCTGCAGGTCATGTCGGCTGTGTATGTGGCACTGAGTCGCTGGGAGCCACGGCTGACGCTGGATTCCATCACCATCAACAGCAATTTTGACGGTTCAATGGTGGTGGAGCTGACCGGGCGGCGGAATAACGGTGTGCCTGTGTCCCTTTCCGTATCAACAGGAGCAGAGAATGGCAGTGATTGACCTTTCGCAGTTGCCTGCGCCGCAGATTGTGGATGTGCCGGACTTTGAGACGCTGCTTGCCGAACGCAAGGCAGAATTTGTGGCGCTTCATCCGAAAGATGAGCAGGAGGCTGTGATCCGCACGCTGGAACTGGAATCTGAACCCGTCACCAAATTGCTGCAGGAGAACGCTTACCGTGAGTTGCTTCTGCGCCAGCGCATTAACGAAGCCGCGCAGGCGGTGATGGTGGCTTACGCGATGGGCGGCGATCTGGACCAGCTCGCTGCCAACTACAACGTGAAACGCCTGACGGTGACGCCTGCTGATGATGACGCTGTGCCGCCCGTTGCAGCTGTGATGGAAAGCGATGAAGCGTTACGCCTGCGTGTGCCTGCAGCCTTTGAGGGGCTTTCAGTTGCGGGGCCAACTGCAGCTTATGAATTTCATGCCCGAAGCGCCGACGGTCGGGTGGCGGATGCCAGTGCAACCAGTCCGGCACCTGCAGAGGTGGTGCTGACAGTCCTTAGCCGCGAAGGCGACGGAACAGCAGAAAAAGACCTGCTGGATGTGGTGGAAAAAGCCCTGAACAGTGAGAACGTCCGCCCGGTGGCTGACCGTCTGACGGTTCGCAGTGCAGAAATCATCCCGTACCGTGTGGAAGCCACCATTTTTCTCTATCCGGGACCGGAAGCGGAGCCGGTAATGGCAGCGGCAAAAGCCAGCCTGCAGAAGTACATCGCCAGTCAGACGCGGCTTGGTCGGGATATTCGCCGTAGTGCCATTTTTGCCGCGCTGCATGTTGAGGGGGTTCAACGTGTGGAGCTGGCTTCACCGCTGGCGGATGTGGTCCTGAACAAAACACAGGCCGCATCATGTACGCAGTGGAGCGTAACCAACGGAGGAACGGATGAATAGTCTGCTGCCACCGGGTTCAACTTCACTGGAGCGCCGACTGGCGCAAACCTGCAGCGGGATTTCTGATCTGCAGGTGCCGCTTCGTGACTTGTGGAATCCGGCAACCTGTCCGGTCAGTTTCCTGCCTTATCTCGCCTGGGCGTTCTCTGTGGATCGCTGGGACGAGGGCTGGACAGAAAGCGTCAAGCGCCAGGTGGTGAAGGATGCTTTTTATATTCATCAGCATAAAGGGACCACCAGTGCCGTGCGGCGGGTGGTGGAGCCGTTCGGCTTTCTGATCCGCATTATTGAGTGGTGGCAGACCGGAGAGGCACCGGGCACGTTTCGCCTGGATATCGGCGTGCAGGACCAGGGCATCACTGAAGATACCTATCTGGAACTTGAGCGACTGATAAGCGATGCCAAACCATGTAGCCGCCACATGATCGGCATGTCCATCAATCTGCAGACCAGCGGCCCGCATTGGGTGGGAGCCGCCAGCTATCTTGGCGAAGAAATCACGATCTATCCGTATATCAACGAAACGATTATTTCCGGTGGCACCGCGCATGAAGGCGGGGCGGTCCATGTTATTGACACAATGAGAGTGAATCCATGAGCACAAAATTTTATACCCTGCTGACGGATATTGGCGCGGCGAAACTTGCCAGCGCCGCCGCGCTCGGTGTGCCGCTAAAAATTACCCATATGGCGGTGGGCGATGGCAGTGGAGTATTGCCAACGCCGGACGCAAAGCAGACGGCACTGGTAAATGAGAAACGCCGGGCTGCGCTGAATATGCTTTATATCGACCCGCAGAACAGCAGCCAGATTATTGCCGAACAGGTGATCCCTGAAAACGAGGGCGGTTGGTGGATACGTGAAGTGGGCTTGTTTGATGAGTCCGGGGCATTGATTGCCGTGGGCAACTGCCCGGAAAGCTATAAGCCGCAACTGGCTGAAGGTAGCGGGCGCACTCAGACCGTGCGCATGGTGCTGATTACCAGCAGCACGGACAATATCACCCTGAAAATCGACCCTGCTGTAGTGCTGGCAACCCGCAAGTATGTGGATGACAAGGCACTGGAGCTGAAGGTGTACGCGGATGATCAGATGGCAAAACATCTTGCCGCACCGGACCCGCATTCACAGTACGCGCCAAAAGCCAGCCCGACATTTACCGGAACCCCCAAAGCGCCAACGCCAGCGGCGGGGAATAATACCACGCAGGTTGCGACCACTGCGTTTGTACAGGCGGCACTGACGGCCCTTATTAATGGTGCGCCAGCCACGCTGGACACGCTGAAAGAAATAGCCGCAGCCATTAACAATGATCCGAATTTCAGTACCACCATTAACAATGCGCTGGCACTAAAAGCACCGTTGTCGAGTCCGGCACTCACCGGAACGCCAACAGCCCCCACGGCGGCGCAGTCGGTCAACAATACACAGATTGCCACTACGGCTTTTGTGAAATCGGCGATTGCAGGAATGGTGGGTTCTGCACCTGCTGCACTGGATACACTGAACGAACTGGCGGCGGCACTGGGGAATGACCCGAACTTTGCCACGACAATGCTTAATGCGCTGGCAGGTAAACAACCGCTGGACAATACGCTTACCAATTTGAGTGGAAAGGATGTAGCTGGTCTTCTCACATACCTTGGT